CGGACGCTCCGGAGGCTGGCGGACGCTCCGGAGGCTGGCGGACGCTCCGGAGGCTGGCGGACGCTCCGGAGGCTGGCGGACGCTCCGGAGGCTGGCGGACGCTCCGGAGGCTGGCGGAGTGATCGACGCGACGCGCTGCCCGTCGGGGGAATACAGTACCCAGGAGGAGGCCCTAGTTACCCCTCTCTGCACCGAAAAAACAAAAAAGGCTTCCAAATTGCCGAATGCGAATTGTAATTTGCTATTGACAAATCGCAACTTGACGCTTATAATTGGAATTGCAAACAAGGAATGCAGTCACGCAAGAAGTGACATGAATGTAGAAGGGGCGGTCAAGATAAGATGTTTACGATGAAGAGGGCGTGCGTATACACGAGGGTGAGTACGGCAGAGCAGGCGGCGGAAGGATATTCGATTGAAGAGCAGGAGCGGATGTGCAAGGCGGCGATTGAGTCGAAGGGGTGGCAATATGTAGCTACATACAGCGACCCGGGCGTGTCTGGCCGGACGATGGACCGTGACGGATTGCAGGAAATGATCAAGGCGATCCGGAACGGCGAAGTACAAGCTGTTGTGATCTACAAGCTGGACAGGTTGTCGAGAAAGCAGCGCGACACGATGACTCTGATCGAGGACGTCATCATGAAGAACGAGGTTGATCTTGTCAGCCTCAATGAGACGCTTGACACATCGACGCCGTGGGGACGTGCGATGATCGGGATTCTGTCATCGTTCAATCAGATGGAGAGCGAAAACATCCAGATGCGGACAGAGATGGGAAGGAAGGCGAAGGCCGCAAAGGGTGGTTATGCTGGAGGAAAACCTCCGATTGGGTATAATGTTGTGAACGGCGAACTTGTTGTAAATGAAGAGGAGGCTGAAATTGTCCGGTTGATATTTGCTCTTAGGAAGAGCGGTATGACTTTGGTGAACATTGCGGAAGAACTGAACAGGCGCGGACTAAAGACGAAGACTGGAGGGGCGTTTGCGCATTCAGCTATACACGCGATATTGAACAATGAACCGACATATCGTGGGACGTACAGGTACGGAAAAGGACAGCTCGTGGAAGACCAGCACGAGGCAATTTTGAAAGACGACGAGGAGGCTTAACTATGAACAGCATCTATGAGATCAAGGCGAAGAAGACGATGACGGCACCCGGCGTGTGGGACTACGAGGCGGAAGCGAAGGTAACTGGTCCGGATACTGCGGAAGAAGTGTTTGTTTACGCGGCGACTGACAGCACGAACAAGACGTTCAAGGTGGACGGCGAGTCCATCATGGCGGCACTGAGTGAGGACGCGTCGGATGGCAACGATCAGGACTTTGACGATGCGATCATGAAGTTCACGCGTGGCGAACTTAGCCAGGAAGAGATCAAGGAGTGGGGCTTTGATAAGGCTGCGGACGGCTATGCCGAGGAGTACGACAAACTGTCGGCGGCGAAGGACTCGAAATACTACGGAGTGTTCAAGGTCCTGAACGGTCTTCTTGGAGCGATGTCAAAAGAAGTCGGCTGACCGGACGGCATTCTCAAAAAATCCCGAAAAATCAAAAAAGGACTAGCGTTCGGAACGGCTATTCCTAAAAAATCCCGAAAAATCAAAAAGGCACCTAATTGATTGAACCGCTCCATGCGGGCATGGCAGTATCGAAGTGATACGGCTGGGCTTGCGTGGGGCGGTTTTTATGTTGGCGGACACTTCGGATGGCAAAACGAGCGATTAGAGAAAACGGCAAGCAAGGGAGATGGTCGGATGGGCCAAAGGATAACAACCACGGATGGCGGGATCAACAATGCGCTTGCGTGGCTTGAGCGGAGACAGGACGACTGGAAACTATACGAAGCCATCCGGGAAGGCATGTACGAACACATCAAGGCGGGCGAGTCGGAGTGGCATGGGTACAACCGGTCGCTGCGGGAGATGATGGATGCGGTCATCACACGGATGGCAAAAGATGGAGATTGGCAAACGGCAGGCAAGATAACGCAGGTCTACAACAAGTCATTGCTGATGGACGCGGCGACGGATTTTGACGCATACATGCTGTACATCGAGTCGGAACGGCCTACAACGAAGCAGTTCTACTACCCTCGCCGGTCGGTGCTGAAGCCGATAGCGGAAGATATGATGCGGTTGGCAAACGGGGAACTGGAGTTGCTGACGATCTCCCTGCCGCCCGGAACTGGGAAGAGTACGCTGGCGATCTTTTACCTGACGTGGCTCGGCGGGAGAAACCCGGACAGTCCGATGCTGTCGTTCTCGCACGATGCCGGGATTGTCAGGGGATTCTATGAGGAGATTCTACGGATCATCAGCCAGGACGGCGAGTACTTGTGGAACAATGTATTCCCGGACGTACATCTGACAAGCACGAACGCAAAAGATCTTCGGATCGACCTTGGGCAGCGGAAGCGGTTTGAGACGTTCCAGTTCTCATCGGTCGGCGCTGGAAACGCTGGCAAACTGCGGGCAGCGCAGTTGCTGTATTGCGATGACCTTGTTGAGAGCATCGAGCAGGCGATGAGCCGTGACCGGATGGACAAACTGTGGACGCAGTACAACACGGACATCCAGCAGCGCAAGACGGGCGAATGCAAGGAACTGCACATTGCAACGAGGTGGAGCGTGGCAGACGTCATCGGTCGGCTAGAGCAGCAGGAGTCTGAGCATCCGACCGGGAAGGCGAAGTTCATCCGGATCCCGGCGCTGAATGATAAAGACGAGAGCAACTTTGACTACCCAGGCATTCATGACAAGTTTACCACGGAAAGATACCACCGCCAGCGTGAGAACATGGATGACGCAAACTGGCGGGCATTGTACATGAACGAACCGATTGAACGTGAAGGATTGCTGTATAACCCGGACGAACTCAGGCGATTCTTTGAACTGCCGGACAGGGAGCCGGACGGCATTGTTGCCGTATGCGACACGAAAGCCAAAGGATCCGACTATGCGTTCATGCCGATCATGTATCTTTATGGGAACGACTGCTATATCGCCGACTGCGTGTGCGACAACGGCGATCCCGGCATTGTAGAAGAAAAACTTGCGAGGATGCTGGTGAAGCACAAGGTGCAGATGTGCCAGTTCGAGTCGAACAGCGCCGGATGGCATATCGCGGAAAAGGTGCAGAACCGGGTCAACGAGCTGGGCGGCAGGACCAAGATCACGACCAAGATGACCACGGCGAACAAGGAGACAAAGATCGTGGTCAACGCTCCGGCGGTCAAAAAGCGGTGCCTGTTCCTGGACGGGTCAAAGTATGTGCCGAACAGCGACTACGGCAAGGCAATTTCCATGCTGACGTCTTACACGCTGGTCGGACGAAACAAGCATGATGACGTTGCGGACGGTATGGCGATGGCAATGCTCTATCTGGACAGCATGAATCTTGCCAAGGTAGAAGTAATCTTGAGGCCGTTCTGATGCATCTTGTGTTTATGCCGATATATTGTAGGAACAAAATGCGAACAAGTGCTTGACAACAACAACATATAGTGTATAATGTAGTTGTGGGGAACTATGCCCACGATTGATGCGCTTATGCGTGAACCGAGAGGTTTTGCATAGGCGCATTTTTCTGTTATTCGGGACAACGACGAGTACATCGGGAGGGGGTGGCACGTTGGTACCGGACATTACGACGGTCGATGGTCATGGGCACGGCAACGGACTTTCGCCGGAACTGCACGGCAGGCGGGTCATCCTGACCGGTGAGCGAGAGATTACCAGGGACAACGTGCTGACCGTGCTGGCAAAGGCCATGGCGACGCATCTTCGCAACCGGGCGGAGATTGTCTACCTGGAGCGGTATCTGCGCGGGTGGCAGCCGATCCTTAACAGGGTCAAGACGGTCAACGCAGAGATCAACAACAAGGTGGTCGTAAATCTAGCCAACGAGATCGTGACCTTTAAGGCCTCCGAATTCGCGGGCAAGCCCATCCAATATGTCAGCCGTGGGAGCAACAAGTCTGCGCCAAAGAAGGTCAGCCGTCTGAACGACATGATGCTGACAGAGGAAAAGCAGTCGAAGGACCTACTGCTGGCGTACCAGATGTTCACATGCGGCGTTGGCTATCGGCTGGTGATCCACGACCCGATCCCGAACCGGGAACTGTATGACGAAGCGCCGTTTGAAATCTCCATTCCGGATCCGAAGAACACGTTCATCGTCCGGCTGAACGACGTCAGCAAACGCCCGGTCATGGGTGTGACCTATGTGTACACGGACGAGAACGGGACCGGCGTCGAGTACACTGTGTACACGCCGAACGTGACGTACACCATTGCTGGGGTCGGGACGAGCGGACTGGAGATTGTCAACGAGGTTCGCCACAACTTCGGCCTGATCTCGCTTGTCGAGTATCCATGCAATCCTGTTCGGATGGGCGCGTTCGAGGTTGTGCTACCGCTGCTGGACGCCATCAACCTGACGCAGAGCAACCGTCTGGACGGCATCGAGCAGTTCATCCAGGCCATCATGGTCTTCGAGGGCGTGGACATCACCAGGGAGCAGTTTCTGGAACTGAAGGACCTTGGCGCTCTGAAGCTGCCTCCAGCAATGGATGGACGGACGAGCAAGGTCTACTACCTCAACGAAGAGCTGAACCAAAGCCAGACCCAGACGCTGGTGGACGACATGTACGAGACGGTGCTTGAAATCGTAGGCATTCCGTCTCAAAGCAACGGCGGCACCAGCGACTCCAGCAACAACGGCGCGGTAATCATGAAGAACGGATGGTGGCACGCGGAGGCACGGTCGCTGGAAACGCAGTCCATGTGGATCGCCTCGGAGACCGAGACACTGAAGATCGTCATGCGGATCTGCCGGGACACCAAGGAACTGATCGGACTGAAGGTGGCCGAGGTGGAACCGAAATTCTGGCGGCAGAGTTACGAGGACACGCTGGTCAAGACGCAGGCCTTCGCAAGTCTGCGCGGGGCTGGGATGCCGAGCATTCAGGCATTCACGTTCAGCAACCTGTCCAAGGATCCAGAGAGCGACGCGCTGGTCTACGACAAGTACCAGGAAGAACAGGCACAGCAGCTTGATGCTGAAGCGGGCGTTGACACCAACATCAGCATTGACGATGAAGAGGGCGTTGGCGCGGACAACGTTGGGTCTACCACGACAGAAGGTACCGGCCACCCGAAGGCCGAGACTGGCATCTGCCCGGTGTGCGGTCGTTCGTTCAAGAAGAAGACGAACAACCAGATCTTCGACAGACCGCAGTGCCGGAATAAGGCAAGACGTCACGGCGCTGGCCAAGACAAGGGTGAAGGCGTCGGTGATATCGATTGATGAACTACAACGCGGCCGACAAGGCCATCAAGGCGATCAACCGGGAGAATCTGAAACTGTTTGGTCGGCTGAAAATCAGGCTGATGAAAGCAGATGAGCTGAACATTATCCGGGCGGTCGGCGAGACCTATGACGCCTCCATCCGGATGGCGGAACGGCGGCTGCTGGAATGCGCAAGGCTTGCGTATCTGGCGGCGATGCAGGAGAGCGGGAAGCGGAAGCGCAACCCCATCGACCGCGACTGGCTGATCGACTTCCTGATGATGGCAGACCCGGTGACGCTGTACAAGTTTTTGCCAGAGGCCGAACGCAAAAAGGCGAGGCTGACGGAAGCACTGGCGGCGACCACGGAAAGAGCCAAGGAGGTTGACAAGGCGCTTCGGGACTGGACAAGGCAGATCGGGCAGGCCGCCATCGAAGTGACGGACGCGGCGACCATCCGGGCGTTCAAGGACGCCGGTGTCACACAGGTTGAGTGGGTTACCGAGCGCGACGGAAGGGTGTGCGGAACATGCCGTGATATGGACGGCAACGTCTATGACATCGACAAAATTCCGCCAAAGGTTCATCCAAATTGCAGGTGCAAAGTTAGGATCCACATTCCATGATTTCCAGCGGGAGACCGCTTGAAATAAACGTCAGAGAAGACGGTAAAACGCAACCGCAGTACGGGGCGGCAAAACCGTGCAGATAGCGGAGTAAGAGAATACTTCGTGCGAAAGCGAACCAAAAAACGCAAGGAGGAACTCACATGTTCTGGACGTGGAGAAACATTTTTGAACCACGAATCTTCTTTGCTCCCGACGGTGATGCCGAGGGCGGCGCGGCCCCTGCTCCCGACGGTGGTGCCTGGTCTGAACCTCAGAGTGCCGACGATGGCAACGAGCAGGGAACTGATGACCTGACCGCAGAGATTGCCCGTCTCCGGACGGAAATGGCGAAACAAAAGGCCGCTATGGATAAGGCTCTCAGCGAGACCAATTCCTACAAAAAGCAGTTGAGAGCCAAACAGACGGCGGAAGAGATCGCTGCTGAAGAAGCCAAGGCGGCGGAAGAGGCACGGACCAACGAACTGAACGAACTGCGGAAGAAGTTCCAGGTGATGGAAATCACCAAGAACGTGGCGGTGGAACTCGGATGCGGTGAGGACTCCTCGAACAAGATTGCGGAGTTCATCAACGGTGCCGAAGACGCCAACGCTGTCATCTCCGAGTTCAAGAAGATCCTAGCGGCTCAGGAAAAGAAGCTTCGTCTGGAATTTGGCAGAGTGCCCCCTCCCGGCGCTGGCGCGGCCAACGGCGGGGAAAGTGAAGCCGTGAAAATGGCCAGGGACCTTGGCAGGGCCAAGTCTGAGGCCACAAAGACGGCACAGGCTGCTCTGGCGGCGTATATGCGCTGACAGACTCATAACATTCTCATCCCGATGAAAGGAGAGACCCACATGATTTTCAACGACACTACCATCGCTGGCGGCGTGGAAATCCTTGCGTCTAAGGACTTCCAGGCTATTCCGATCAAGGTTGCCGCCCCTCAGAGCGGCACCGTGGTCAAGGCCGGTACTCCCCTGACTGCGGCTGGCGCTTCCACCACCGGTGAGAACGCTGTGGGCGTTCTGCTCTACGATGTGGACACCGCCCGGAACCCCAATGGTGCTGCTGTTGTGCAGGGCATCATCGACGCGACCAAGGCCCAGGCTCATTCCGGCGTGACCTATGTCGCCGCTCTGTACGCCGCCCTGCCCGGTGTGGTTTTCCGCACCAACATCGGCGTCAACGCGTGACGCAAAATCCTGAAGAAAGGAGAAACAACACATGAATCTGACTGAACTTTTCAGCCCTGTGGCCATCGCTGCGCGGTGGACTGAGGCTGCCAGCAACCGGATTCCTTACCTGGGCGAGGGTCTGTTCCCCGCCGACAAGCAGGCTGGTCTTGATCTGAAGTGGATCAAGGGTTCCAAGGGCGTTCCCGTGTCTCTGATGCCCTCTGCGTTCGACGCCAAGGCCACCTTCCGTGACCGGGTGGGCGTTGAGAAGCTGGAAACCGAGATGCCGCTGTTCCGTGAGGGCTACAAGATCAAGGAGCGCGACCGTCAGGACATCCTCCGTGCGCAGTCTTCCAATGATCCCTACGTGGCCGCTGCCATTGCCCGCGTGTTCGACGATGCCGCTGACCTGATCGAGGGTGCCAACGTCGTTCCCGAGCGTGAGCGGATGCAGCTCCTGTTCCCGCTGAACGGTAACATGGGTATCAACATCAAGGCCAACGGTGTGGACTACACCTACAACTACGATCCCACCGGCACCTGGAAGACGAACAACTACTTCGCCCTGTCCGGCAACGCGCTGTGGACCGCTTCTGCAACGGCGGATCCCTTCAACGACATTCGCGTCGCGAAGGATGCCATCTCTGCCCGCACCGGCTCCGATCTGCGGATCATCGTCATGAACCGGACCACCTTCGGCTATCTGCGGAACAATGCCGCCATCAAGAGCCGCTACCTGTCCGTGAACGGCCTGAGCCTGGGCTATCTGACCGACTCCGAGATCATCAACATCCTGAAGGATACCGCTGATCTGGACGGCGTCGTGGTCTACGACAAGCAGTACCGCAACGAGAACAAGGTTGCTTCCAAGTTTGTTCCGGACGGCTATGTGGCCCTGCTGCCCACCGGTGCCCTGGGTACCACCTGGTACGGCACGACCCCCGAGGAGGCCGACCTGATGGGCAAGGATGCCGCTCAGGTGTCCATCGTGAACACCGGCGTGGCCATCACTCAGATCCTGGATCCCCATCCCGTCAACCTCAACACCTTCGCGTCCGAGATCGTCCTGCCCAGCTACGAGCGGGCTGACGAGGTGGCCCTGCTGAAGGTCATCGCCTGATAGAGGTGCAGCGCATGAAGGTCAAGGCGAAACACTGGATCAAGACGGACTCCGGATGGCATCAGACGGGCGAAGTCTTTGAGACGGACACCGTGGACGGTCTGACCGGCATGGTTGATGTCATCGAGGAAGACAGCGCACCCGTCGTGCAGATGGATGACAGCCTTGAATCGGAAGAAGAAAAGCCTGCCGCCAGAAAGCGCGGAAGGAAGAACACTACGGACTGAAAAGGGGGCGGCCAGCGTGGATCTGACCACAAAGATGAGCATCCTGCGAACCATGATTGGCGACGGCGATGATGACGCTACGCTGACCGCCTACCTTCAGATTGCCAAGGAACTGCTCTTGAACATCATCTACCCAACGGAAGCAAACCGTGCGGAGATGGAAGTACCGGCCATGTACCAGATGAAGGAAATCGAGGTAGCGGCTTACTTCCTGAACAAGCGCGGAGCCGAGGGTGAGATTCAGCACATCGAGAACGGCATCCACAGGAACTATGGTTCCTCCGATGTGCCCGAGGCCATGATCAAACACATCACACCGTTCTGTGGGGTGGTCAAGTGAGAACGCTGAGACGGAACCTGACCGACGTGGAATACTTTCCCTATATTAAAAAGGAAGAAATTCTCACGGAAAGCGGCAGGCATACCGGAAAATACACTGTCAAGTACGGCGACCCGGTGGCATTCAGGGCCAACATCGGTACGCCGAACGGACAAGTGCAGAACCAGTTCTACGGGATCGACCCAGACTATACGCATGTGATGGTGACAGATGACCCGGACATGGACATCAGCGAGACAGGCAAGATCGTCTGGAAGGGCAACGCCTATGAGATCAAGGCTGTGAGGCCGAGTCTCAACGTACTCTCCGTTGCGCTGAAGAAGATGAAAGAGCCTGCGGACGGCGGGGGAGATGGCACATGAGAACCATCACCTTCGACCTGAGTGTGGCCGGGATCGACAAAGCGCTGGCTGAACTGGAGCAGTTCAAGAAGGACTTCATAGCGGCTGCCGACGCTGTCATTCGCGAACTGTCAGAGAACCTTGGCATCCGCTTCCAGATCGTGTCGATTGCAAGCCTTGGTGCGGTAGACCAAGGCGGTCTGTCGGACGGAGCGTACGGCGAGTATGACCCGCAGACGCGTGTTGGAATCGTCACAAACAACGCCTACTATGCCGTGTTTGTTGAATACGGAACCGGCGTTGTTGGCGCTGCCAGTCCGTATGTCGGACCGGCCACGGTCACTTCGGTGAGCGCGAACGGATATGGACCGTACTCAGCATATGACCAGAACGGTCACGGCGAAGAAGGCTGGATATACAAAGGTTCGGACGGAAAACGCCATTGGACTGCTGGCCAGCCGAGCAGGCCGTTCTTCTACACCATGATGCGGCAACTGGCTGACGCGGCACCTGGCGTTGCGGAGCGGGTCTTCAACGAGAAGCTGTAACAGGGGGAGATGGAGCGGAATGATCGACATTGAGAATCAAGTGTTCGATGCGGTGTATCCGTTCATCGAACCGCTGGTTGCGGAAGGCGGATTCGTCAGCGAGTTTGTGCCGAAACCGGCCAGCTTCCCGCATGCGTACCTGTGCGAGATCGACAACAATCCGGATGCGAGGACGGCAGACTCGGGGGAGAGGGAATGGTCCAGCATCGTCGCCTATGAATCTCAGATCTATGCCATGAGCAAGAGCGAGTGTCGGCAGATCCAGCAGGCGATGGATGACGCGATGGTGCGGCTCATGGGCTTCACCAAGCTGCAAGGGCAGTTCGCTCCAAACCTGGCCGACCGGAGCATCTACCGGATGGTTGCGAGATACCAGCGCGGTGTGACGCGTAACGGAGACATGTACAAGCCGAGGTGATGACGAGTGCCAGAACAGGAAGAAGAACAGTCCGTCCTGGACGCGACACCGGTTCCAAGTTCCATGATCACGCCGGAGACAAACCCGGCGGCGAACGGATGGTACGAGCCTCTGACGAACGATTCGTGGAACGCTGATTACTTTCCGACGGCGGACACGTCGCCCGTTGACGGAAAAACATACTACATCGTCAATACAAGCACAGAAGGAGTGAGCAATATGTCTGAGACGGCAATGGCCTACAGCACCTATCAGACCTACTTCATGTATCGTACGACCTCCTCCGGCACCTACACGAAGGTCGTCGATATTAAAGATTACCCCGACATGCTGGGAGATGTGCGACTCGTTCTTGGCTGAAAATGCCAAGCACACTCGGAAGAGTGGAGAACTGATATCCCGATGGATGGAATGATAGGGTAACGCCTTGAAACGTCCACCTTGAGACTCCGGCTGGCATTGTAAAAGTGTCAGAAGCCCGGTAAAGTCGGCGGAAGTCCACCGCAGCAGTAAGGCTGGCGAAACGCCCCTGGAGGCAGGGACTGTGGGTGACACGCCGGAGGTCAATATACGCTCATGGTGAGAATGCCCCGTAAGGGACTGACGAACTTGCGAATGTACGGGTCTAAACGCATGACCGTCGAAAGGCGGTGGCCGCAGTCAGCGGCAGTCGGTGTGGTCGAGTAAAACTGTTGCCTATGAAAGACCATGACATGTTACAGGCATGTCCAAGCCGACAGGCTCAGAGCAAGCACCTAAAAGCGTATGAAAGATAGGGATATCGGAACGAGGAAAGGCATGGGGTTGCAAAAGCAATATGCGGACGAAGCAAATAAGCCGCAGAACCCATGCTGAAAAGCGAAGCTCGAACCGATGAAGCGCCTGTAACGGGCGTGGAGGGATGGGCTTCAGTCGGTTGGTCTAGTCAACGCGCATTCGTGCAATTCAAAGCGCAGAGACGAACGATCAGTCGATGGAACGCCGTGTGCGGTGAAAGCCGCATGCACGGTGTGAAGCGGGGGAAAACATCGAGTCCTAATGGGCAGAATGTTACCTATCGCTATCCTAACATGCTGGACTGCACGACCCTTTCGGACGGCATGGAAAAGCGGATCCCGGGCATCCTCCAGAGCGGCGACGGCTACAGCTTCACCGCCAACTACACGCCCGCCAACTTCGCCAAGGTCAAGGCGCTGGTGGGTCATCAGTACGACTACGCGCTGTGGCTGGGTGGCACCTCTACCGGCGAACCGGACGGTCACAACGGCAAGTTCTCCTGGACCGGTGACGTGGTGGTCGGCTTCCCCGGCAAGGGCGTGGACGAGGTGCAGGATATGAGCATCACCGCCGTTCCCTCGACCGACACGGTCTGGACCGAGAACTGACACTAAAAGGGTGACATCACTGTGAGCAACACGAAACGGGCTGTAAAGAAAGGAAATACGAACATGGCAAACAAGGCCGAGAATCAGAGGATCCCGAAGAGCATCACGATCTACGACGAAGAGGGCAACGCCTATGTGCTGGAGTTCAACCGGAAAACCGTGTTGTCCATGCAGAACAACGGCTTCGTCCTGAACCTGGATCAGCTGTACAAGACCACCCGCGAGCTGGTGAGCGGCGCGTTCCGCATGCACCACAACTGGATGCGCTGGGAGCAGATTGAGAAGATCTGGATCTACCAGGGCGACAAGCGCGGTGAGCTGCTCGGCTATCTGGCAAACATGTTCTCCAAGCCTGCGCTCGATCTGATGGGCGACTCCGGTGATGAGGGTGAGGCTGTCGAACCCGAGCACCCTTTCGAGATCAACTGGTAAAGGACGAAAAGCCTGTACCAAAGACCTATGCGGAAATGTTTGAAGAAGCGTTTCCGTATTACCTGGCGATGGGCATGACCTATGAGCAGTTCTGGGAACAGGACAGCGAACTGGTCAAATACTATCGCCGGGCCAGCGAAATCCGGCAAGAACAGGTCAACCAGGAGGCATGGATCCACGGGATGTACGTCTACGAGGCCATCGCCGACCTGGTGCCTGTCCTCCGGGCTTTCGCGAAGAAGGGCACGAAGCCAAGAAAATACTCTGAGAAGCCGTACGAATTCAGGAAGCCGGAGCGGAAGAAGGGCGAGAAGCTCAGTAAGAGGGACGCGGAGGCCAAGGCCAGGGCGGACAAGATCCGTGCACAGATGATGGCGGCGATGCAGAGCAACAACAAGAAGCGAGTGGAAGAGCGGATGGCGGCAAAGTTCAGCGCCATCGGAACGGAACACACGGTGGAGGAGACGCAAGCGACCATCAAAGCCGAAATCATCCCCATCGACGAATAACAGGAGGGGTCAGCCATGTCAGAAGTCAATGCCCTACAGTTGCGGATTACAGACAACGCAACGGATGCGGCCAAGAGTCTTGACAGACTGGCCTCTTCTCTTAATAAGATCCGCAACGCTCTCAGCAACAACCTGAAACTCGAACAGGTTGCGTTCGGTCTTGGCCAGTTTTCAACCGCTCTTGCTCAAAGCACGTCCGGCGACAAGGTGAACAAGATCAACGCCATTGCCGGTGCGCTCCACAAGCTGGCGAATGCGACGGAGCGTCTGAAGGGCGCGGGCGTCGGGTTCCAGCAGGCCATGAAGGCTGTGGACAACGTGAAGGCGAATGTCGCGGCGAGGGTGGCCGGTACGCCGGGCGTGAAGAGTGGCGGGATGGCTGTTTCAAAGCCGACTGTCCAGTCCGAGGGCGATGCTTCCGTAAGCGATGCCGCTCAAAAGACGAGGGAAATTGCCGACAACCTCAAAGAGGCCAAAGTAACCGCTGCTGATATAAAAATCGAAGTTGTTCCGCCAAAGGAGCGCAAAGCCCTGACAGACGCGGAGCAGGCGCTTGGGCGGATTGAGAGACTCAGACGAAGCGTCAACATGACCAACCGGATGTATCAGGACAGGCAGGCACCTCTCGGAACGCCGGAGAACGGCATGATCGGTGCTGCTGCTGCGCTTGAACGCCGTGGATTCACCCCAAAGAGTACACCGTCACAAGCGCCGCAGGGCCTTTCTATGAAGGCGGAACAGGCAAAAGAAATGGCCGACGCGCTTGAAAAGGCCAAGCAAGCCGCACAAATGATGGCCGCGAACGAGGCTGTAAAAACCCTGACGCAGGCCAGGACGCAGGCTGATCTCCTTAACATGAAGATCGACGCCGCGAAGCAGAAGCTGGCCACCGGCATCGCGACCGGCAAGATGGACCAGACTCAGATCGCCACCGCCGCCGCGCAGATCCAGAACATGCAGGGCAAGCTGGACGGTCTGCGGCAGAAGGAGCAGGAAGCGGCTGATGCGGCAGCCAAGCAGGCAACCTTCTTTGGACGGCTGGATGCCGCTGCGAAGAATGCTGGGGAAACCCTCAACCAGGCCAAGACAAATCTCAAGAACCTTGCTGGTGCATTCTTCAACGCCAACGGTGGACTGCTGAGTCTCTTGCACGGCATGATGCGGATGGCCAAGTACCGGATCTTCCGCTCGATCATCCGGGAAATTTCGGAGGGCTTCAAGACAGGCCTTGAGAACGTCCGCAATTACAGCAAGGCCATCAACGGATCCTATGCCAAGGATATGGCTGCGCTGGACAACAGCCTGCTGAAAATGAAGAACAGCCTCGGCGCGGCGTTGGCCCCGGCGATTCAGGCGCTTGTGCCGATCATCCAGACCGTTGTCAGCTGGTTCATTACGGCCATCAACTACGTCAACCAGTTCTTTGCACTTTTGCGGGGTCAGAGTACTTGGACAAAGGCTGTAGATGTGACGGCGGCTGACTTCGAGAAGACCACTAAGGGCGCTTCCTCTGCCATCAATAATCTGCTGGCAGACTGGGACGAACTGAACATCATCCAGTCCAAGGGCGGCGGTGGCGGAGCGGCTGCCGAAGATCTGAGTCAATATAAGAAGATGTTCACGGAGGACAACCTGTTTGACTCAGGCGTTATGAAATTCGTTGAACTGCTCAAGAAAAACCTGGATGATGCAAAACTGGCTCTCGCCGGAATTATTGCAAGAATCATGGGCTTTAAAGGCGGAACGATTCTGATTACCATCGGCATCGTCTCAAGTTATTTGCACGGACTGAAGGCCGGTATGGCAGATGACGGAACGTTTGCAGACGCACTTGCCGGTAGCATCAAAGGATTTATCGCGGCGGCCATCGGTGGTGCACTCATCGGTTGGGAGATTACAAAAACCGGAAGCGGTGCGCTTGTTGGCGCGGTCATTGGCGTGTCTCTCGCCTTGTCGGCCGTGGCCCTCGGGTATGACGTCGGTAGCAACCCGACGATTGATACCCTTGGTGACGCGATAGAAAAGAATCTGCTCGACATGTCCCTCGGCGCGATTGCTGGCGGTGCATTAGGCTTCTTTGCAACAAAAAGCGTGCAAGGGGCGCTCATCGGTCTTAGTGTCGGTGCTGCATTAACGCTGACCATCAACAAACTGTTTGCTGAGAAGGGCACCGGTGTTATCGAACAAGCCAGCTTTGGGTCAACGCTCAGAAACAATGTCGGAACGATTATATCCGGCGCGTCAATGGGAGGTATGTTCGGCTGGAAGATCGGTGGTGGCACCGGCGCGTTGATCGGCATTGTTATCGGCGCGATAGCTACTCTTGGTATAAAATACCTATCCGCGAAGAAAGACTACGATGAGAACGTGGCTCACTGGGGTAACATCAGGTTTACAGCCGATCAGGTCAGACGCTGGGTCGAAGACAAATTCTTCAGCAAGGACATCACAGCCAAATTCACCGTTGTTCACACGAACATCACCAACACGGACGCGGCCAGAGCGGAACTTCAGGCTGCCGGAGCTGAACTGAGTGCGGAACTGCGGATGCTGATGCTGGAAGTTGACGTCAATGATGCGGAAGCGAAGCGCAAAGCGCTGGTCGAAAAGATCACAGGCGAAGGCGGCATCCTCTCGAAAATCAACTCTACGCTTGAAATGGAGAACAAGACAATCACGCTCGGGTTCTCCATCGCGCCGATGACAGACAGTGACGGAAATGACATCACCGGTGAGTACATCAGGGGCTTCGTAGGGGCTGGAACGGTTGTTTCGGACGCCGCCACATGGGCTGGTAAGGAACTCGCGAAGCTGATCAGCAAAGGTATGACCGACGAACTGTCTGAACAGGAATTGACCATTCAGACAAAGCTGGCTGAGATTCTTGAAAGAACAACGATGTCGCAACGCACCGCGCAATTGTCCGCAGAGTTTATGACGAGCGTGTACACCCTTCCGCAGTTTACGAGGGATACCGCCGTTGAGGCTCTCAAGGCTTATCAAGGTCTGACAGCATCCAGGCGGACGGAAGCGACGGAATTGTACACGTTCCAGCTGTCCAGCATGATGCAGCGCAAGAGTACCATGGAAGGCCAGCTTGAAGGCTACAAAGAACTGCTGACATTGTATTCGCCTGAAAGCCAGGAGTACAAAGAGGCCAGCAAATATGTTGACCTCCTCACCGCGAAGATAACCGAACTTGAAGGTCAAATTGAGGAATTCTCAACGCCAAAGGCCATGAGTGGCTTCATCAACAATATCATGAAGGTTTCGACACAACAAGGCGGGGCCGTGTTTGGTTCTCAAGTTTCTAACGCTTTCCTGAATGCATGGACGAGTATGAGCGAAGAACAAGTATCTGATATTTTCAGAGAAATGACCACGTATCCGAGCCCGCTTTGGGATGCCTTTTACGAGGCAAGAGAGAATTATCAGAACAATCCAAACGCCAGCACAAAGGAAGCATATAAAACAGCTTATGAGAACTTCCTTGACGGAATAATTGGCAAGTTTTTCGGAGAAGATGCATTACCTGGTATCAAGGAACTGATCAACAGTGGGTACCTTGGATACGAAGATCTGTTCTCGCAAGATTTCTTCAAGAAAGCAGTAAGTCATTTACATTTCACCGCCCATGGCATGACAGATCCACAAGCAACCGAAGTCGGCAGAAAAAATAGAGTTCAAGAAATGATCGATGCGTTTGCGATAGCGTTAGGAGTGGAACTGCCGGAATATGATAGCGCCTATATTGACCTCTTTGACCGCATGACGCAATTATGGGGAACTCCTAGCGGATCAACCGTTCCTGATGTTGGTCCGAGGGCCTACAACACGCCTGAATATTCCGAGGGCGATACGGGAGGGTCTACCGGCGGCAATGGTGATGAGAACGGCGATGCGACCACCGCCATGAACCGGGCCGCAAACGCCATCGAGGGACTGAAGGACACTGGCTTCAACGTAACCCTGAACCTCGTCCCGACTCCCATGCTGGCGCGGGTCGTGGACAAGTCCATCCGGATGGCGGGCGGCGCTCCCGTCCTGACTACGGGCTGACGGGGAGGTGACAGAGCATGATGGAAGTCAACCAGCAGGGCAATCCCACCTCCGACTACTATCGTCTGCGGTACAGCATGCGCTTCAGCGTCAACGGCGAACCCATCCCGGACTGCTCGGTCTTCACCGGCAAGGAGTCCGACCTGGACACGATGGGTGAGCGCGACGCGACCGGCTACCTTCACCGCAAGAAGGTCGCCACCAAGTTTCCGGTGAAGCTGGAGTACCACAACATCCCGGTCAGCGTGGCGGAGGACATCTGCGACAAGCTGCGGCATGACAAGTTCCAGTTCACCTGGTTCAGTCTGTATCACGGCGGGCTGTACACGATGGACGCCTACGTGGGCGACCGGGACTTCGAGGCCGTGTGGTGGCCGGAAGGCGGCACCTACCTGGTCAACCTGAGTTTCTCCGTGATCGAATACTGAGGAGGCGAACAGACCGTGCAGACCCTGAGCGAAACGCTTCGGATGGCCATCCAGGCGGGGAACCCACAGCGCTGTCTGTTTGTCTTCACAGATGAGGAAGGCAACGAGACCGAGGAGTTCAGCAACGAGGAGATCGTGGTGGATGAAGGCCTCCGGCTGGACAATCCCTTCAACGGCGAGACGGAACTGACGATGGGCCTGTGTCCGTCCGCGCAGATTTCCTTCACCCTGCTGAACGACCGGCGGCAGCTCGTTAACTTCGAGTTCGGGACCTTTACCGCCTACCTCGGCGCAAGGATCGACAGCGGCACTCCGGCACAGGATGCCGTGACACGAACCTACACCGAGGGCGGCGTGGCCCGGCTGTATGAATTCTCCCCGCTGGGTGTCTTCACGGTGGAGCGCCCGGACGTGGTGACAACCGACGTGATCAGCGTCTCGGCAGCCGACCGGATGAGTCTGCTGGACAAGGAGATCCCGGAGGAGGAACGGTCCGCGCTGGCCGTGGAGACCACCCTCTTCGGACTGACCCAGATCCTGTGTCAGCTGGTGGACGTGCCGCTGGCCACGACACAGGCCGACATGCTCAACGGCGACCTGACCGTCAAGCTGACGGCCAGCATCCTCCGGGACCGGACCTACCGGGACGTGCTTCGGTGGATCGCGGAGGCGGCGGGGAGCATCGCCATCTTCAACCGGGAGGGTGCGCTGGAGATTCGCTGGTTCAACGTGCCGACCGAAGTGCGGACGGACAAAGACTTTGACGAGCATGACTATAACGCCTTCGGCTACAGCTGGTATGAGACCGAGGCCATCGACGGGCTGAAGATCCGAAACAGCGGGAACACCAGCGAGACCCCGGTCTATCCGGGCGGCGTGGAAGCACCCATGAACAACCCCTATGTCATCAGCGGGAACCCGTTCCTGTGACGCGGGAGGAGGTGAGAAACTGTGGCGACAACCAAGGACCAGGCCCGGGCGGCGATCCTGGACCGGCTGACCGGATTCACGCAATTCCATCCGGCAAACGCCAGCCTGTTCACGGACTGGTCGGTGGAGCCTGGCGACGTCCTCCGGGTGGAGAACGAGGGCACGATCTACGACGTGCCGGTCTACCAGATGGACATGAGTTGGAAGGGCACCCCGACCGTGGATGTGCAGTCCACCGGGTCAAAGAAGCGACCGGATCCTTCCAAACTCAACAGGGGCGGCGGATACGGCGGGAACCGGAAGAAGGAAGAGGAAGAGATCGAGATGATCCGTCACCGGGCGGACATCGACAAGAGCGACGAAAAGCTGTCTCTCTGGGCGACAGAGGAAGAATGGGACATCATCCGGCAGGACTATGTTGAAAAACAGCGGACGCAGTTTGACCTGACTTCCAGCGGCATCACCTCGCTGGCCTATGAGACCGGACTGCTTCCGGGCGTGAAAGAGTACTTCAACCCAGCGAAAATGTACAAGCCAGGACAGTACGTGCTGTACGGCTCGCCAGCGAAAACCTACAAGTTCACCGCCCTCCATATGCCCGGCGCGGCATGGGATGACAGCATCGTGGAACTTGTCCACACGCAGGAGTCCCTGATCAGCCAGACGCAGGAGGAACTCAGTTCCACCATCACCAAGACCGGCATCGCTGACCTTCCGACCGGCAAGACGCTTTACTCTTACTCCACGGAAATTAAACAGACAGCCGACAATATAAACGCAGAAGTCTCAGCCGCCCGTGGAACCTCCGCAAGCCTCAGTTCGGCGCTGGACCTGAAGGCGAATCAAGCCTCCCTCTCCACCGTCCTGGACTCGGACGGGAAGGTGACAGCGGCCAGTATTGCAACGGCGATCAACGCACAGGGAAGCCAGGCGTACATTGATGCGGACCATGTTTACATCAGCGGAACGGTCACGCTGAAAAACAAACTCTCTATAAATGAAAGCGGAGGACTCAGCGTATCGGAATCCGGTCTCGCAATAGCCGGTTCCACGCAGCCAACGATTACGCTTGCGAACGGACGTATCGCGGCCAAGTATCATCAGGTATCGCAAGGCGGATACATTACGTTCGTGGGCAGCGGAAGCGGCGAGTACTACAATCTGGACACATCGAACGTGCCAAATCTTCACGCCAGCGCGACTATCGCCAGCGATACGCTGACCGTCGGAAAACTGAGCGGGGGTAGCGCGTTCACAATTCAGAAATCCGGCAACAACCTCCTGATCTCCGACGGAACGAGTACGATAACTTTTAGCAAAGCTACCACTCCGACCGGAGCATGGAATGGCAGCGGTACATATCAAGTCAGCGTTGATGGCACGGTGAAACTGACTACCACGCCGAGCCTCAGACTGACAGGCTCCGGAACCACGAACTTCTCAGCGGAAATGTTGAGCGACGGGTCTTCCCCGACTGTGCAGAAGAGCGTCACCGGCTACCTCCATCAATCCGGCGGAACGGTTGGCGTCTACACCACCTATTCCGGCGGATCCTACAGCGGGATCATCGCAAGCCTGCCGGTTGACATCTCTTCAGCGTTGGAACCGTCCAAAACGGTCAGCGCGGACAATGCCGTGGTCACCGTCTCTCCAGCGTCCGGCTATTCGGGCATGTCGGAGGTCAAGATCAAGGCGCTCTCTCTGGGTACACGGGTCAGCCGGGTGCCGACTGGCGGGCATGTACTCAGCGGCGTGGTAGAGGAGAACGGCTACTACCCTGTCGCGGACAACGCCTATATCTACGCCTATTTCAGCGATGCCTCCATTACCATCAGCTGCTCAAGCAACGTGCGGTCCATCGGTACTGACTATGGCACCCGGAAGTACGCTGGTTACATTTCAAAGAGTGGGCTTGTGGCCAATAGCTACCTGGGTTTCACAATCCAGGCGGGCGGCAGCACACAGACGTTTTATATCACCGTGAATGCGTAAAGGAGGGCCACCCATGACACCACAGGAATACATCCAGAGAGCCTACGACATCACCGACAGAATGAGCGTGTCTGGCGGCGCGGTGGAACAGATGGCAGCCCTGCGGCAGGCGCTGCGAGATGCCTACCGGGCCATGCAGGCCGAACCGACTGACCATCCAGAGGAGGCGACGGACGAATGAGCGTCTACTGTGTAATCAACCAGACCATGCGGCTGAGTGACCCGACCCGGAAGGTCATTCTCAACGAGCCGCTGGCCTACAGCAACACCCGCGCACATGCCTTCCGGGTGACTGTGCTGGCGGAAGGGAGCAGCGAACCGGCAGATCTGTCCTCGGTCGGCTGTGTGGGGCAGTTTTACAAGATGAAGGCCAATGAAACCGTCATGCCCATCAACGGCACGGTGAATGCGGAGACCGGCGTGGCGGAGATCATCCTCCCGGCGTCCTGCTATACCACGCCCGGTCGGTTTACCTTCACGATGGATCTGACCCAGGCGGTGAACCCGACTGGCTATTCAGAATTCAGCGCTTCCACGGCGTATGAGAAGGGCGACATGGTTGTGTACAACGGTGTTGTCTATATGTTCACCGCAGATCATTCGGCAGGAGCATGGACCGGAACGGACGCCGTTCTTGCGGCGGATACGCGCACGGCCCTGTGGGTGGAAGGCATTGTGGAGCGGACTACCGGCGGCGATATCATCGACCCTGGCACCCCGGTGGGCAATATTGAACAGGCCATCGGAAACGCCAACGCCGCCGCTGCGACTGCGACACAGGCGGCCTCTGCGGCGAATCAGTCCGCAAGCGACGCAAACACCGCCGCCAGCGAGGCCCGGGCGGCATCGGCTGTCTCTGTCCGCTACGACACAGCCCAGACCCTCACCGCGACCGAGCAGGCACAGGCGAGGGAGAACATCGGGGCGGCAAGCGGGGCGCGAACCGACCTGATGCACATCGTGGAAGAGGGTTATCCTGTCACAGCATACGGCGCAGATTACAGCACGGCAAGCTATGGCGTGACATACACGAAAATCGGGAACAGGCTGACGCTGAACGGCACGAACAACTTCGGCGGGTCGGCTGATCGATATTATGCTTTCGGCACGGGTTCTCCGCTTTTCTCCGGTACGACAGGGTGGGCTGGTGTGACGGACGCTTACCTCAACACAGGGTTCGTTCTGAAGGCCGGGGTTGCGTACAAGCTGACCATGCGGGTGTTGTCGGGCAGTACGACTTCCCCGGGAACTGCCGCACGACTGCAATTCTATTTCAAAAATGCTGACGGAACAGGGAGCATGGGCGGGTCTTCCGCGATGACCATCGGGTCTACCTTTCCGCAGGAACTGGTTTGGACATATACTCCTGCGGATGACAAAATTCTCGGTTACGGCCTGATTATGTATCCGAAAATCGTGTTCTCGAATCTGGTGATTGAGTATGCGGTTGTGGAAGCGGATGTGGACACGGAGGCAAGGGCTGGAGTTCTTGAGGTGGCGACCCAGCTTTCCGACAGAGTTAAGCTGACTGAGCAGACATTAACGGAAGCCGAGAAGGCACAGGCGCGGGAGAACATCGGGGCGGCAAGCAAGGCGGATGAGCGAGGCCGGGATGGGCTGATCACCTATCGGACGGAGGCGTTTGATCTGGCCGAGGTACCGGGGGCAACAAACGCAACGTGCATCGGCGCGGAATCAACCGGGGAAATTGTCACGCTGAATGGCACAAACAACGCCTCTTCGGCTGTATATATTCGGCTGACAGGAGCAGGAACCAGAACGGCATCAGTCAGTACTGTGCGTGGCTGGACAGGTGCACTTACGATACCGAGCGGCAGAGTATGCAAACTGACCATGAGGCTGCTGTCCGGCACGGTTGACGGGGCTGCAACCGTGTCTGTCTACAAGAGCGGTACATCCTCTACGCTGGGCCAAGCACAACGGCATAACGGGCTTTATTCCCGCGTATGGGTATCGGATGGAGCCCCTGTGAGTATTGCCGTTTGGATTAGCCAAGGGACAACGCTGACAGCGGCGACCTATAGCATTATCATCGAGGATATCACGGATGGACAGTTTGGGCTTTTTGTCCCTGTTGACGGAACGACCGTCAGCATTGACGCGGCTCCGGGTGTGCGCTACGAGTGTGGCACGGTGAATGAGTTGACATTCACCCCGTCTGCCTCTGGCCTGTGCGAGGTAGTGTTCACCACCGGCTCCAACCCGACCGAGCCGGTTCTGCCCTCTACCGTTCGGATGCCCGACTGGTGGACTGGTGTCGAGGCCAACAGAACGTATGACCTGATGATCCTCAACGGCACACTCGCGGGGGTGATGTCATGGGCGACATGATGACGCGGTGGTTCGCCATGCATGTCGCGCACGATGATGCACCTCTGCCATCCGGGTATACACGGCTAGAGTACATCACCGGTTCGAGCGCATACATCAACACCGGGTTGCCGGTGCGGCAGGGCGACCGGATCGTGCTCAAATACTACACGGGCAACACACAGGGCGAACAGTACATTTACGGCTGGCGGCGGTCAGGGACATACTCCAATCCGTATCAGCTTGCCGTCAATGTCAACAATGGCTACCGGCAGATCATCGCGGGCAAGGCGATTTCCGGGGCCGCAATCGGCACGCAAGCGGCGTTCGCGTTCGACCAGCGCAACACCCTCGTCATCGATACAGCGGCAAACAGGATCACCGTCAACGGCGAGATTCCGAGCGGACTGCTGTACGACCTGAGCAACGGCGCGGCGTTTGACGACAACGGATCGAGCGTCTATGCGCCCTACCTGTGCGCATTTGACCGAATCGGGTCGGCAATCGGCACATGCACCACAACCCGGCTTTACCTGTACACGGTGACCCGCAACGGCGCGGATGTCATGCACCTCGTGCCCGCCATCAATCAGAATGGCGTGTATGGAATGTATGACGCCGTGTCCGGCAATTTCTTCGACTCCGCAAACAGCAACGAGTTTACCGGAGCATAATTCGACCGCCCTACGGGGCAGAAAGGGGAATCATCATGACCTACTACGCACAGAGGAAATCCATCAAGAACGGACAGCCTCAGACCATCAGCAACCGCTACGGCGAGCGCGCCGAAATGGAGCGGCAGTACCACCTCTACTGCGCCTCCGCCGCGACCAACGCGGACGGCAACGATGTGGACTCCATTGAGTGGGGAACCATCGAGCAGGGTGTGCTTGAGCGCAAGGTCTGGATCACGCCCACCGAAGTGACCGAGGAGACCCCGGCGGAGGAGTCCTGACCATGTGGGCGCTGGCGATGGGGTTGATCGTCCTGTGCGGCGTCGCCGTCTGGCTGATCGCAGCTGGCGCGGCTGAAGTTGAGCGGCGGCGCGAGCGCTGGCTGTGGGATCATCCGCCCGAGGAATTGGTGGTGAGAGAAGATGACCAAAAAGATTCCGGCGAATGACCTGATCCGGTTGTTCCGACGGATGTACGATGAGCATTGGCCTTATGTGTGGGGCGCGGCAAGGGAGGGCTGTGTGGACTGCTCAGGGGCATACGTGTACGCCTACAAGCAGTTTGGACGCTCCATCGCCCACGGCTCCAACGCCATTGCCCGGAGTTGTGTCGAGGGATTGCTTCCGATCCGGGAGGCCGTCCCCGGCATGGCGGCGTTCAAGTACTATCCGCCGGGCCATCCGAAGTGGAATCTTCCCGCCAAATACCGCAAAGGCGGCGCGGCCTACAACGGAGACCTGAACGACTACTACCATATCGGCCTCGTGGACGAAACCGGGAAATACATTCTCAATGCGCAGGGTGAAAAGGCCGGATTCACCCGCACGAAACTCAGCCTGTGGGGTGCTGTGGGGTATCTCAAGGCCGTGGACTACCAGATCAAGAAAGGGGAGACCTCAATGCAGACCATGATTGTCAAGGCGGACGGCGGTACGACCGTCAAGATGCGGAGCTATCCGAGCAAGGGCGGCACGGTGCTGGCCAACATCCTCATCGGTACGCCTGTGGAGGCCGGAGAAAGTGACGGCGAATGGACACCCATCACCTACGAGGGCCGGAAGGGCTTCATGATGAGCAAGTTCCTTGCCTTCCCGGAGGCCACCACGCAGACCGACCTTCAGCCTGTCCAGACTCCGGTGGACAATTCCTCCGCCTATGTGCGGACGCTCACTACAGCCGAATACAACCGGCTTTGTGAGATGCGTGACCGGATGGAGGATGACCTGAAGTTCCTGAAAACCATTGTGGGGGTGGGCTAAATGCAGACACAGCTTCCAGCCGTCGAGGGACTCACCCCCGACATCCTCTGGTACACTATCGTCGGACTGGTCGGCATCGGAGCGCTGATCCTACTGGTGGACAAGGTCGCGGAGGTTTTCCGAAACGCAAAAGCCCGCCGGGACATCCAGCGTCAGCCGACCGACGAACTGGCGGAGCGGATCAGCCAGAAGGTCACCGAGGATCTTGAACCGCGATTCGACGAGATCAACCGCAAACTGGCCAACGACAAATTGCTGATCGACGATCACACAGCCAAGCTGGCCGCGCATAACCAGCGCGTCAAGACCATCGAGGATGGAAACAAGGTTCTGTGCCGTGGCATCCTCGCCCTGCTGAGTCACGAGATCAACGGAAACTCGGATGACAAGCTCAAGGCCTCGCAGGCGGAAATCACCAACTACCTGATCGACAAGTAAAGGAGGACTCATCATGATTGACTGGAAATCCAAGCTGACCTCTCGCAAATTTTGGGCCGCGATTGGGGAATTCGTCACCATGCTGATTGTGGCGCTGGGTGGCAGCCAGGAGACCGCCGTCCAGGTGACCGCCCTGATCATGGCAGGCGCGTCCGTCATCGCCTACATCATCGGGGAAGGTCTCATCGACGCTGCTCACGCCAACACCGTCATTGTGGCTGCGGATGACGAAG